AGTTCGGCTCACGCGATACCATCGACGGCGTGGGTCTCGATACATGGGGCGCACCGATCTTCTATCGAGCCTTGGAGGACAGCGGAAAATCCCGCGACCTGCCATCCACCTCGGTGCTGCACATCCACGAACCGGAATGGGCGGGTGGCGTTCGTTCGCATCCCACGATCCAGCATTCGATCAACCACGTCCTCGACGAGATCGAGTTGTTAGCGTTAGAAAAACACGCGGTGAAGGACAACGCGGATATTTCCCGCGTGCTCAAAACCGCCCGAGGGGAACTCGATGACAACGGCGACTTCGTGGTCGGCGCGGCCGCCACCAGCAATGATCCGAGCGACCCGGTCACGCTCCAACGCATCGTCGGCGGGAAACTTGTGGCGCTCAAACCCGACGAATCCATCGAGAGCTTTCAGTCCAACCGACCATCTCCCACCTTCACCGGATTCCTCGAACATCTCCGGCGTGATTCTGCACTCGGAGTGATCCCGTTCGAGTTCGCTGCGGATTCGAGCAAGATCGGCGGTGCCGGCGTGCGCTTGATCGTCGCCAAGGCGGATCGTCGGTTCTCATTTCGCCAGATGATCCTCGAACGCCGACTCATCAAACCGGTGTGGACCTACGTGATTGGCGATGCAATCTCACGTGGACTCCTGCCGCCCATCGAAGGCTGGTGGAAGATTTCATCCGTGCCGCCCAAACGTGTGACCGTGGATGCCGGACGTGAAGCCCAGCAGAACCGTGCGGACGTGGAAATGGGACTCAAGACGCTATCCGACCACTTCCAAGAACTCGGAGCGGACTTCGGCGAGGAAATCGAACGTCGGGCCAGCGATGCGAAACTCATCCTAGAAACGGCGGCAAAACACGGCGTGCCGGTCGAGATGCTATGGAAGCCTACGGGAAATTTAAGCATTCAGCCGCCCATAGTTCCTTCCAGATGATAGGAAATTGAGAAATCTTATTAGAAATTTCATCGAATAGCTTGATTCTTCAGCGTATTACAGCTAGTGGAATTGGTTCTAGAAATCAAAATCGATTATCCAATGAAACGAAACCTCCCAATTTTCACCTGCGCCATCGTCGCAGCGCTCATCACCTCCGCCTCAGCCACCGTCACGATGGACTGGGTTTCCATCGGCAACGCAAACAACGCAGCAGACACTGCGGATGGCGATGAAAACACTATCGGAACTCAAAGGTACGGCGCGGTGGATCATGCCTATCGGATTGGTAAATACGAGGTCACCAATGCCCAATACGGCGAGTTCCTCAATGCCAAGGGCCAGTCGAACGCCAACGGCATCTACAATACTAACATGCCGTACCGCGGCATCACGCAATCGGGTACCTCCGGCAGCTTCAGCTACACCGTGACCACCGCCCTCGCCAACCGCCCGGTGGTTTATGTTAATTGGTTTGATGCCGCACGCTTTGCGAATTGGATGATGAACGGTCAAGGCAATGCCAGCATGGAAACCGGTGCCTACACGCTCAACAATGCAACCAGCGGAATCATCACCGCGAACATAGGAGCGCAAGTCTACATCCCAAGCGAGAACGAGTGGTATAAGGCCGCGTATTACAGTGCAGCGAATACATCCTACTCACTCTACCCGAACGGTCAGAATACGATCACCACGGCGGATGCAAATTACGATGGTTCAGTAGGCTCAACAACGAATGTAGGCACCTACAGCAGTGATCCAAGTTCTTATGGAACCAATGACCAAGGAGGCAACGTCTGGGAATGGAATGACGCGGTGATATCCGGCTCGTCGCGCGGGCTTCGCGGGGGCGCTTGGGGCAGCAGCGCCTTCTTGCGCTCCTCGTTCCGCTACAACAACGACCCCTCGAACGAGGACAGCAAGATCGGGTTCCGTGTCGCCAGTGTCCCTGAACCCACGTCGATCGTCCTTTCGATGTTCGCAGGCGGCATGATGTTGATCCGCCGGAAACGCTGATTATTCCCTTTGATCCTCTATCCCTTTGTCCTTTGAAACGCATGGGCGGGTCTTCGGATCCGCTCTTGTCGTTGGTGCCTCGTTGACACCAACGCTGGGGCGTGAACCCAGTTCTCCTCCAACACAGCGAATGGTTGATCCAGCCCGAAGCACTGCGCTCCATGGCGGCCGCATCCGCATCGTATCGTGGCGGTCCATTGCCGCAGCCGGATTCGTCCAATCCACTTCTCAGCGTTGAGGATGGCATCGCCACGATTTCGATCGAAGGCCCGATCCTCCGCAAGCCAGGTTTGTTTGCCCGCGTCATCATGGGTGCCACCGACTCCGAAGAAATTGGTGCGGCCATCCGAGAAGCCAACGACCGCACGGACATCAAGGCGGTCATGCTCAACATCGATTCACCGGGTGGAACCGTGGCTGGCACACCGGAGCTTGCCAATGCTGTCGCCTCACTGAACGAGCAGAAGCCGGTCTATGCATTTTCCTCAGGCCTCATGGCATCCGCCGCCTACTGGATCGCCAGCCAAGCCCGTGCCATCTATGCCACATCCTCTGCACAAGTTGGATCCATCGGCGTGGTGCAGGCGGTGGTCGATGATTCGGCAGCTCTCGATAAAGAAGGCATCAAGGTCGAGGTATTTTCCGTCGGCAAATACAAGGCGATGGGCGCACCAGGAAATCCGCTTACCAACGACCAGCGCGAACTCATCCAATCTAACCTCGCGGAAATCGCCGGTGAATTCCATGCGGCGGTTCTAGCAAAAGGACGTGCGATCCCACCTGACGCCATGGAAGGCCAAACCTTCAGCGGTCGCCAAGCCCAACGCTACAACCTCGCGGGCATGGTCCCGGATCGTGCCGAAGCCATGCGCCGCCTCCGCGTCTATCATGCGGCGGTTGACACGGGATCACGGGCGATGACTACCGCACTTGAAGACCAACTCCTCGAAGCCCGCACGCAGGTCGATGACCTCACGCGGGACTATCACGCACAGACCGAACTCCTCACCGAAGCGACCACCGCCGCAGATTCACTGCGCAGCGAAGTGGAATGGCTCGCCGCACAAGTCGACACCCTCAAGGCCGAGCGTGATTCTGCCATCGGTGAATCCAGCGCCCTGCAAACTAACCTCACCGAGCTGAAGGCATCGCAGACCGACTTTGATCGGAAGCTGCAACTCGAAGTCGCCCGCGTCGTCGCCTCCACCGGCACCATGTTTCCGGCCAGCATCACTGCGGCAGGCGACCACCTCCAAGCGCCGAAAGCAGAGACCCTGCAAGAGCTTGTCGCCCAGTACGAACAAATCGTCAGCGACCACAAGCCGACCGAAGCCGCCGCATTCTATCAACAACACCTCGCCAAACATTTCACCCGCTAACCTGCCATGCCCAACTCACACGCCACGGTTAATTCCGCCATCATCGCCCAGACCGCGCTCAACACGCTTCTGGCTCGATTCCCGCTCCTTGGACAAATCGCCACCGACTTTTCCTCGGCGAGCGTGAAGTTCAACCAGGACATCGTCACCCACATCGTCACGCCCACCGTGGCCAAGGACTTCGTGGCCGCCACCGGATACGTGCCCGACGACCAAGCACAGGTCGACGTGAGCGTGAAGATCAACAAGCACGCCTACGCGGGCTATGCCATCACCGACGTGGAACGCTCGACCAGTGAGATCGACCTGAACCAACGCTACGCCGACAAGGTGGCCTACGCGCTCGGTCGCAAGGTGAGTGACGACCTCATGGCGCTCATCACCAACGCCAACTTCACGAACAACACCAGCGTGGCCGCAGCATCCTTCGGGCGTAACTCCGTGGTGGACATCAGCACCAAGCTCAACAAGCGATTCATCCCAGACATGGGCCGCTTCATGTTCGTCAATTCCGACTACTACAACTCCCTGCAAAAGGACGAGGCGCTCTACAAGGCGTTCATCACCCCTGCGGCAGGCAACGTGGTGGTCACCGGATTGCTGCCTGACGTGAATGGTTTCACCGTGATCGAATACTCGGCTCTCCCTGAAAACGGCGAGCGTCTGGTGGGATTCGCAGGCATCCGCGAGGGACTCATCATGGCCGCCCGCGTGCCGGATGTGCCGACCAACACCGGCGACACAGTGATCCGCGTGGTCACTGACCCGCGCACCGGACTATCCATCCAAGTGCGTGACCGCTACGACGGTCGCCTCGGCAAGCAGGAAGTGAGCTTCACGCTGATGTACGGCTTCGCCACGGGCAACAAGCCGACCATCGAGCGGATCGTCCGTCCGGTGTAATTCTCAAGTGGTTCATCAAGCACCCTCTCTGGGAAACTGGAGGGGGTGTTTTTTTGACAGCATCACATCGGCATGGATCTAGCAGTAGAAATTCTAGCAGACTTCAAGAGCCTTCTCACGGAACATGGTGTGAAGGCCAAATGGAAATCCATCGACTTGCTCGTACTGGTCAGCCGGGTGCGAAACGAACAACAGATCGACATGGGCGGATTCGTGGAGTCACCCGACCTCAGCTTGCGTGTCGCGAAGGTTTCATTTCTATCAGCCATGCCAAAGTTCGGCGAGCGCATCGAAGTGGACGGCACCGAGTACCGGATTTCCAAAGTCTCCACCCACACCCGCTCGCCGATCCTCAACCTTAGCCTCACCACCACCGATGAGTGACGTGCGCTTCACCACCAAGATGAACGGAACGAGCGATGTGAATCGCCTGCTCAACCGCTACCCGGAAAAAGTGGGTCGTACGCTTGAATCGCTCGTGAAACAAGAAGCGCGTGGACTGGCGGTGGAACTCGCTCGCAACACGCGCCCGTTCGGGTTTTCAGAGGCCGCAAAGCAGCTCGGTGAAAAGGCAGTGGCGAAGGACATCAGCGGCGTGTTCGCGCTCCCGTCCGATGCCTTCGAAAAAACCAAGCTCGCGGACCCAGTCGCTGCGGACAGGTTTTGGTCAAACATCCAGAACCGAAGATTTTCCCGCGCAGAAAAGACGCTGCAGTCGTCGAACTCGCAGTGGAAGGATCTATCAGTCGGCCGCCTCGATCCAGCGCTCCACAAGTGGGGGCAACTGGGTGCGGCGAAACCGAAGCAGATCGTCACCAGCCCGAAGGCACGCGACGCCTACATCGCAAAGATCCAGAAGCGCGTTGGTTTTGCCAAGGGCACATGGATCAACGCAGCAAAAGCGATCGGTGGGCGTGTGCGCGGTTCCGTTCAATGGGTGACTCGCCACAAGCAGTCTCCTGGCACGGCCACCGTGAAGACCGGCACCAAGCCATCCGTGACGCTTATCAATTCACTCGACTACATCGACCAAGTGACCACCGCGACCGGAATTGATCTCGCGCTCCAAGTGGCCGCTGGACGCCTGCGCAAAGCCTTATTCACCTCGTTGCTAAAGATGGCCGAGCGAGCGAACCGATCTCTGCGGAGAGTCGGTTGACGCGCATCCACGGACGAGATGCCCAACCTAATTGAAGACCGCCTAACCACACTCCTTGTCGAGTGGATCGACACTAACCGGCCCGAGGGATTTCCAGATTCAATCGCCCTACCGATCCACGTCGCCCGCCGCGATGAAATCCGGTCGCGCCCCTGCGTAGTTCTCAACACGTCCGAATCAAAACCGATCGCAGCCATGCCACACAGCGCGCGGATGAAACTCGACGTGCATTTGTTCTCGCAGGTGGACGACACGCCTGCCGAAACACACGCCGAGTGGGTAGGAAAAATCATTTCCATGCTGCATGACAAGGCGGCGATCCAAGCAGCGTTAGATTCAGACAACTTTGTTCTCCACGACCTGCTAGACCGTGAAAGCACCACCACGCCAGATGAAGCACGCGGTCGTGAATCGGTTCTCAGTTACGAGGCAGTGGTCTCGGCGATCTGACTCCGGTTGACACGCCGCACGCGGTCAAATGGCTGCGACATTCCTTGGCATCACCAGCAACTGGGGCATCACTGCCGACGAGGCTGGCATTCTCATCACCGACCTATCCTTCGACTACTCGAACCAGGAGAAGACGATCATGGACAAGGGCGGCGAAATCGTCGGTCTCGCGTTCTATCAGGAGAAGGTGGAGATCAAACTCTCCGGCCTCGTGAAGAAGACGAGTGCCTTCAGCGGCAAGGTCGGGCTGGCACTCACACTCAGCAACACCATGCCCACCCACCTCCAAACGAGCGGCGGCATGACGATCATCAAGCAGATCAGCCGCGCGCTCAACAACGAGGACTTTGAAAAAATCGACATCACCGCCACCCACTACCCGACCGTGACTAGCAGCTCGGGGCTGTGATTCACACCCGATCCAAATCTGAGATACCAAGATGAACGCCATCACCCACCTATCGTCCACCGCCACCAGCAACACGGCTCTAGCAGCCGCACTCTCAGCCCTCGGAATTCCACTCGCCGAGAAACCCTTCGTCCGCGTCGTCGGCGACGGCATCCGTGGTGAACGGGTGGTTTGGTTCTTCGAGCCGCAGAGTGCCGATGGGATCTATCAGACGAAGACTCTCATCGAGGCGTGGAATGACGACGCTTGGCACCTTTCGCATCCAGAGCACCCTTTCGCCT